TAATGATATTGTTACTGCTCCTGTTGCTGAATCTCTTGCTATTGGTGCTGTTGCTGTTATGCTTCCTACATCTCCTGCATCATCTGAATACAGTTCTGTAAAGTTGTCATTACATTTATCAAAGGCATCTCTTATAGGATCACCTGTTCCATCGTTCGCTGTTGTACCTATATTTATAACTTGTTTAGCCATTTTTTAATATTTTATTTTTGTGTTGCATCTGCTCTATATAATGTTGTATCAGCTAAAAATGGTGTACCAGAAATTTGCGTTAAATCTGCGGTTAATTCAAAAGTACCCCAACACGCAGGTGCCGAGATATCGGGTATACTATTAGTCGAATAAGCCGTATCGGAACCAAATCCCGAGTCTGTTATCATTTGACAATATATTGATCCCCAATTTATATTATTAGCCATGTATATATAATTACTTTTTAATGTTTTTGTTATACATCCTTTCTAAATAGTTTTTTAACTTAACTATATTTTGTTGTTTTGGTTTATAAGTTCTCACTTTAATCATAAAACCCATCCAGAAAAATTAGCATCCTTATCAGGGTATACATTATCGTCATTATTAGTGTAATATTCCGCGTATCTTTCTGCTGCATAAAAACTAAAATGTTCTATCATTCTATCTGTATAGTATTGTGCTGTAGTACGTTCTTTTTCTATTAAAAAATCTACTTCAGTTTTAGAAACGTTTTCAGCATTTTCACTACTATGTTTGTAAACACCTTTATTAGAAACAGTATAAGCAGCAAATGGTAAATACTCAACCATTGCCCAATGTACTAAACAAGGCTTAATATGTGTTTCTACTAATGTTGCATAATGACCTGCTAAATTACCTGCTATAATATCTGTACTTATTTTATCATATAGCTTTGTACCTATATAATTTTGTATGTGTATATTTTGAGCGATTTTAACGTATTGTATAAACTTGTCTGTATCTACTCCACCTGATACATTAGTGTATTTTACAATATCTTTACGAGTAACAAATAATGCTTCAGCCATCTTTTATTTATTTACAAATCCTTGATTCGGCATATCTTTTGGTTTTATTGAAACCTTGTTAGGTTCTTTACTTTTACTTGGGGGTTTAATGCCTTCATTTGCCCTTTGTTGTTTATATACAGGTTTTGTTTTTGGACTATTAACATCAGGCTTTACACCTTCTTTTGCCATATATGTTTTACGAAGCCAAAAATGATGACAATTACCACCACCTTTATAGAGCCATATATTGTAAGTTGCAGCACCACCTTTACCCCACCCTGCATTAACAGGTTGTTTACTCATTTGCATTATATCTTCTTTTCGGTATATCTTTTTAGCAGCTACCATTTTTCTACAAAACTCACGTGAATTATTACTTACTGATAAAGGTGCATATTGATAACGTACAATAAATTTATTATCATTTTTAGTTTCACCATCTAAATCACTTTTTGCATTTGGTCTTGCACTACCTGTAGATGCTAAACCTACCATTTTATCTAATGCTTCTTCTTGGTCGTAGTCTACTTTGCGTTCATCTACTAAATCCCAGTTTTCTAAATCTTCATCATCACCAAACTCATCAAGCAAATCAAATACCTTATCATCTGTTTCAGCACTTAAATTACTTTGCTTATGTTCTTCACAAGGCATAAACCATATCTTGCCTTCGTACTCGTGTTCGTGGTAACCTTCGCATCCGATGTTTTTAGCACCTTCTATTGCCATTTCTTTTGTTGCGTATGCTAACCTGTCATCTATAATAGCAAAGTCTTTATCTACTACTTGACTTTTTAAGGTTAACTCTTTTTTTACACCTGTTTCTTCTTCACGTGCTTCATCTGTTATTGCATTGTCTGTATCTATAAATGCTAAAGGTTGAAGTGTTTTAAAATATAGTTTTAAACTAATTTCATTAACAGCTAAAATATCATCTATACATTCACATATAAGATCTTGATAAGGTTTAATAGTAATATTGTCAAAAAGTAGCGCAGCGGTTTTTATTTCGTCTGCGTTTGATCCTAAACCATTGTTTTCGGTACGTATACCCAATAATAAAGGTGAAGTTACCCTATGCGAAACTATTAACTTATTACTACATTCATTTGATAAATACTCATAATGTTGAGGTGCATCGTTTAACGGTATGTCATCTACTGTTGTTTTACTTTCGGCATTGTTATTAAATGCAATTACTACCTTTTCACCTCTTGCACCAGTAAGTTTTGACATTACATCATTCTTAACTTGCATTTGTTTCTCGCGATCAGGGACGCCATTGTTAAAGTTTACTACTTTAGTCCCGCTGAAGCCATGTTGAACATCATTGATTAAATAATCAGAGATCTCGCTTTCAAGCTCAGCATAAGATAAGCCTCCTTGATAATCTACAGGGCAGTAGTAATCGTAGCCGCTAACATATTTTTTTATTATTTTAATTTCTGGCTCTTTACCGTTGCCAAAACCAAATGCTGCTATTCTTTCAGGTTTGTCTTTTGGCTTTATTTTTGTCCAATCAGGTGCATAATAGTATCCTTCTATTTCTCCGTCTTTATTCATTTTTTCAGCACGTAATGTTTGTCGCGGAAAATGCTCGGCTTTAAATACTTTGTTATCTTTATATAGTACTTGAAAAGATGCCTCACCTAGTAGTTTTAAATCTAATACAACCTTTTTTAAACATACATTGCTTATAATAGATCGCATTGCAGCATATTCATTTGTTTTAGTATTACTATCTAAAGCATCTAAGCCTTTACCGTATATCATATTACTAACACCATTAATAATTGCGTTATTAGTAGTTGAATCTGTATAAAGCTTAATTAAGTAAGAATAATAATCATTATCTTCTCCGTAATTTACCCATTCTTTTTGCTTATCTTCGCTTATTTTAGGGCGGTTGTAAGAAGCTAACTTAACTATATGTAAATTATCCATTATAAAGTAATAAATTCGTTTGTAGTGGCATTAGAAGTATACTCACCGTTGTTTATTGAGTAAGCTGGTAAATCTGTTTGGTTTGTACAGTATATTTTATCTAAAAATACAGTTGTAGTACCTGAAAGTATTTTAAGTGTGTAATAAATATCTTGTTTTACAGGAAATATAGCATTATACCTATTGTAATATAAGTTTTGTGATATACTTGTTGTTGCTTGACTGTACACTTCTTTGTTTTGTGTTTCGTCTGTTATTTTAACTGTGTAAGATGCGTTTGCAGTAAATTGTCTTGGTATAAAATCAATATTTTGTGCTGATCCGCTTTCTTGTAATACTATCATATATATACAATAAAAAAGTATCAAATTTGTTATTATTAAAACAAAAAAAAGGGCAGCATATTGCCACCCTTAATTTACCAAATAAAAACCCTATTAAGAATTTGTTCCTGCTGTTACAGTTACAGTTCCTGTTAAACCAGCAAAAGGATTAGCTTCTGTAGCACCTTCTAAAAAGTTAGCAGGTACTTGTTCTTGTGCGGCAAACGTAAGTGTATACCCGCTAAGATCTCCCATAGCTGCTCCACTTGTAATAGTACCTCCGGTCACATCGCAGCCATGCTCGGCTCCCATTAAAAATGCATTACCATTATAGTCTTGCACTACTATATGAGGTCTACCATAACTCATAAGCTTTAGTTCTTTATGGTCTTGTACAGTTAATTTCTTTAAAGTAAGGTTTAATGCTTGCTCAAAGAAAGTTGTACCATTTTCTCTTGAAGAAGTAATAGTTTGTTCAAAACTACTATTCCCCTTTAATTCATACTTAAATACTGTTACAGTACCTAAATCATCTACTACATCTGTATCTGTACCATCATATGCAATAGTTATATCTCCAAAGTCTGCAAAAAATACAGCTTTAATACCCCCGACGGAATCTTTACAGGGTTCTTTTCTTCCTTTAGTTAAATCACATGCCATCAGAATATTTTTTTAAAAAAAAGGTGAGTAGGCACTTATTGGCTTACCCACCTAATTTATTAGTTAATTAATTATTAAGAATATAAAACGATATCACTACCGATCCCATATTGAACACCAGCTGTAAATCTCATTACTACTCTTACATTCTGAGAACCATCGATGTCAGCCATATCAATCACTTTTACTTCGTTATGGTCTGCTAAAAGCCCAGTTCCAAAGTATAGGTTAGATTTTTCGGCTGCTACCATTTTGTTATCAGATAATCCATTTGCTACAGCAAGTTTTATACCATCAAAAGATAGTGTACCACCTGTATACCATTGTGTACCATCAGCGTTAATACCAGCAGCACCTACGTTTGTTGCAAATCCTCCTAGTGCTCTTACATATGCTCTTGCTACGTTTTGTGAAACATAAATAAACATATCTTCTGAAGTGTAAAGTGAAGAACCGATAGCATCAACTACAAGTCCTAATTTTGATATTACATTTGAAGAATCTACAGCGGCTCCACCACCTACATCAGTAACATCAGCATCAGCTAAAAGTAATTCAGTAAATCCAGCAAATTGTCCTGCTGTTGCAGCAGCACCATTCCAAATAGATTGTTCTGTACGTTGTGCTACTTTAGAAGCTACGTGTCCAATTAAAAAGTCAGCAAATGAAGGAGGTAAACTATCAAAAGCACTATATCCCATTT